ACTGTCGGGGGCATACAGACATTCGTATCTCTCGGGAAACTTGTTGCGAAACCACGCCGGCGAGTCGAGTGGATAGGCACAATTGATCACATGGGAAATATTACGAGTGATCTGGAAGACTGGGGTTAGATACAACCCCGGTCCAACCAGAATCCGTGTATGAAACCAAGCCGGAGGATCTCGAAACGGCTGGTAGTTCATTGTTCAAACATGCAGACAGAATGTAAGCCTAGTCTACCACAGGCATACCCCAGCGGTCGATCATCGGATCGTGATACCGTAGATAGGTGTTCCAACCCCGCATGGCAATCTCCGAGATAATCTCCATCTCTGACCGAGTAATGCCCGCGACGTCATAGATCACGACTCGGCGATAGAAGACCTCGTTGTCCTCGGGGAGTCCTTCCGACCAGTACTCCCAGTCCCCGTGCTCCGTAACCTTGCTGTCAATGCGGCTTAGGCGGTCGGCAGTGTAGCTGTCGAAGATGGACGCGTAGTTCCGAATCTCATCACACATCGCACACTCGCCGTTCTCGGGGTACCGCGGCCAGCAGAAGTCGGCGAGCTTCCCCTTCGTCTGCCGACACCGGCATGCCGGATGCTCCTCGATATATGTCTCTCGGAAGGAGAGCCAATCCGAGCGCGCGATCTCCCACATCATGTCGAAGCAATCGTTGTACATGTCCGGGTCGTAGGCGTCGTAATTCGCCAGCCGATTCTCGATGGAGGGGAGTGGAACCATCTCCCACTCCGATTCCCAGTGTGCCAGGAACTCCCACGCATGGGCGTCCGTGATGGCGCGATCCAGAGCACCCATGATGCCCGCGCGCTTGTCGTCGAAGATCTCGAAGTAGTCAGCCATGTTGTCTCACACAAACGAATCCGATTGTTTAAACAGATTCGTTTTGGGAAATGGACGGTAGCGAATGGACCGACTATCGAATTATGACGCATGTTCGGCGAACTCTAGACGAAGGCATGCTGGATGTCGAAATCAATCGAATCCAGACAATGCTTATCGCGTTCGCCAAGTACCCGTCGTCCGACAGGGCGAGTCAGGCGGCACGGGTCAAGAACTTCACGCGCTTATTTCAGACACTCATCGATGTCAAGCAGAGGCTCTTAGCCAAGGATGCTGCCAAGGAAGCCGTTGATCACGTTGGCAAGGACAACGGCGGCAAGACCTAGAACACCCGCGCCAATAAAAGAGACGACTCCGCCCGACGTGAAGGCGTTGGGAACATACTGCAGAAGGAGGTTTCGGGGCATCGACAGCGAGATGATCGCAGCGGCAAGGAAGAACGAGACATAGAGGCTCGCATTTCCCAGAACGTAGCGCATCGCCGGCAGAGACGGTCTGAACGTCGGCGCCATCGCCGCATGCCCGGGAGACGGAACGCTCGGCATCGGGACAATCGGGGGCTGGGACTGCGGTCCCTGAGGAGACGGCAGAAGAGCGTCCAGCGAGGTGGCTTCAGAGTCCATTGTTTAGTTCTTAGACACGTTTTCGCATGTCGCGTCTTCCACGCGATAGCGATAGCACTTGCCGTCCGACTTGACGACGCGGTTTGTTGCCTCATCCAGTGGCATGGCAACCTCCTTCTTTACGCTGTAGTTCCGGTGAAACAACAGGACGGACAGACCAAATCCGATGATGAAGGAAAAGAGAAACGCTCCCTTGTCCAGAACCTTTCCGACCTCAATCATTGCTTATTACCAAGACTTGCGAGTAAGTTGAGCGAGTCGGCTCCCTGTACACACGGAACCTCCTCGGAGACGAAACGAATACACCCCGTATCCGTGTGGTAGACACTGGAGTCGTTCGGTGATGGAACGGACTTCAGTTTTCGTGTCGGCGGGATAAACACCGTCGACATCAGCATGCCGAGAATCAGACCCGCAATGAACCAGCGGATGTCAATCATTGTTTAGTAAACAGCAAACTTCTCTTACCGATGTAGTGCTTGGCGCCAAGAACCATGAAGGCAACGATCACAACAAAGAAGCCACCATACCCCGCGGTGGCAACTGCAACTCCCGCACCCAGATACTTCAGCCACCAATATTCACCCGGGTTAACAAACCCTCCGTCAGGAACCGGATACGACAGCGAAAGGGAAACCCACGCAAAGGCTGTTCCGAACGCCCAGATAAACGCAAGAAGCATCGTTCCGCCGATGCTTCCCAGAGTACTAAACGTCAGTGCGTTCTTGAGAACATCCCAGGTCTTGCCGACTTCAGAATCATCCGTAGGAGCCTTTCCGAACTTGAACTCATTGTCCTTCGGAATCACGAGCTGTTTTTCCTTGCCTTTTGCGTCAATAACTGTGACTGTCAGTCGCTCTCCGACGATGGTTTGTGAGGCTTCCTCTCGCGCCTTTTCTTGGAGCTTCGAAGCGCGGAGTGAGTCCTGGCGACTTTTCATGCAGGCATCGTCAAGACCGTTTCCGCAGGACTCCTGAGCCTGCTTGCGGATTTCTTCTTGTTCAGCCCGAGACAGTGTCGTAGTCGTTCCCTTCTCCTTTGTCTCCAGAAGACTAGGACCGACCTGAAGGTTGAGGTACTTGTCCTTTTTGAACATCTTGACAAGGCTGTCCGTGATGTCGGTAGACGATTCCTCGTCTCCATATACGGCCTGTTTGATAGTGCCCATTGTTAAGATGCGAATACAAGATTGGCGAGACCCGATACGATGCGCAGGAAGTTAATTGACTCGACATACGCGCTCACATTGTACGTGAATGTAAAGATGATGGTGCCATTGGTCTGAACCGCGGAGAGCAGGTCATTCTCGTTGTAGATACGGCTTCCGTCGGGATTGGTCGCGTTGACCTGACCCGGAGGAATCACAACCGGATTCTGACTGAATGCTGTTGATTTGAGAATGCAAACAACCGTGGTCGTCGTGGTCGTCGTGCTTGCGGGGAGAGGCTGCTGGAGATTCGTACGCAGGGTGATCTTGTTGAACATGCTGCCGTTGATGGCTCCACTCGGCTGGTACTGGTCGTTGTCCAGAGCAAACGAGTATTGATACAGTCCGGGAAGGCTTTCCGGAGTCACACCTGTTGTGTGCTTGTACATCTGGAGAAGACTGAAGAACGGCATTGGCTTGGTCTGGAACCGTTCCTTGCCATCCAGGAGAAGGACAGCGTCGACAAGAGGCAACTTCGGAATCACTGAACTCACCTGTTGCTGTCCAGACGTGTACAGGTTCGTCATCGCAACCGAGTTGATCGACGACCATGGGGCACGGTTTTCATTTTCCCAATTCGTGTAGTTGTCCCAGTCATTGTAGAGGGCGCGATCCGAACGCTGAGCCGAGAATACAAACCGTGTGACCATGTTGAACATAGGAAGCTCGATATCAGTATTGGCACCGAACTGACCTGCCTTGAAGACATACTGGACGGTCTTGACAAGGAACGTCTGATCTGCGCGCGCAAGCTGGTTCTTTTCCATCTCCGTCATCCAGATGAAGTTTCCCTCGATGTATGGATCGGGAAACCAGGTGGTCACCGTCGGGTTGCTCGGTAATCCCGTTGTCAGAGGAGGAGACAGGAAGAGTTGGAGGGGATAGTTCACAGGAGACACGCGCTTTCCATACGTTCCACTTCCGGAGTTCACGTCGATGACTGTGTACAGATCGTTCAGGTTTCGCAGAGTCACGTTGATGTACACCTCGGAGTTCTGCAGCGAAATAAGGGGGAGAGCCAGACCCGGATTCTCGCAGAACCAGAAGTGAAGAGGAATGACAAGCTGGCGCGACCGGATACTCGGTTCGGGAGTCCGTGTCTGCGGGAGTGTAGCCGGAAGAGCAGCGGGTGTCACGGCATGGGGGTACTGATTCACGCGATCGTATGCATTCGCCGGGTCGTACAATTCCTTCACGTTTCCAACCATTTGATCGACAATCTTGCGCTTGTTCGCGTCGTGTGTGAGATAGGAGTAGAACTTCAGCCACTCTCCGCGCAGGGTCTGGATCACCTGACCGTTCATGGAGATGTTCACGTTGTCGATGAGGTTGTAGCCGATATTCTCAATCCACTGGAACTCGTACCCAATCGAATTGGAACGCGGATCGTACCCCGGAGGCGGTGACGAGGATCCAAGAGCGTACAGCGGAGACCAGATGTCGGGAAGAGTCAGGATGAGATAAGTGTCAAAGAGCACGTTGGCAATTCGATCAATTCGGCAGGAAAGGGTCCGAGTTCCCGTCGTGGAAAACTGG